CGGGCTAGCGATCAATGACCACTTGCCGCGAATCCATCCTCAGAAACATCGTGACCGCGTTGGCGGGGACCAGTGGGGTTGGCACGCGTATCTATCGCTCTCGCGTTGAAGCTCTAGCACGCGCTGAAAGTCCCGCGATTGTGGTGGAACCCATCAGCGACACAGCGCAAGAAAATACAAGCCTGCCCACGTTGGACTGGAGCTTGACCGTGCGCATTGCCGTGATTGTTCGAGGCACCGCACCGGATCAGCTGGCTGATTCCACCATCCAATCGCTCCACGGCAAGGTGATGGCTGATCTCACGCTGGGTGGCTACGCAATGGATATCCAGCCACAAGGAGTAAACTGGCAATTGATCGAGGCTGACCAACCGGCCGGCGTCGTCATGTGTGATTACGTCGTCCGTTATCGCACCTCCCTTACTAATTTGGCGAGTACGTAATGGCTACGATGGAAGACGAATACTGGGGTCAAGGAGGTACTTACCTTCTCGACCCTAAAACCGGCAAGAGAAAGCTCATTGAGCGGACAGAGCCGGCCCAAACCTCCGATCCCCAACCCGAGGAATTGAGCAATGGCTCTGCTGACACGCAAGCGCCTGATCCTAGCCAAAACGGAAACGACTGAAGGAACTGATTCAAGTCCATCAGCAACGATTAATGCTGTCTTAGTGCGCAACCTGGACATCGTGCCGATGCAGTCGGACGTTGTTTCTCGTGACCTGATCCGTCCTTACCTCGGTAACTACGAGCAATTTCTTGCCAACACTCGCGTCCAGGTGACGTTTGAAGTGGAATTGGCCGGCTCTGGTGTCGCCGGCACTGCTCCTAACTACGGCGCTCTGCTAAAGGCTTGTGGTTTAAGTGAGACCATTGTGGCGACCACTTCGGTGACCTATGCCCCGGTCAGCAGCACTTTCAGCTCTGCCACCATCTACATGCACAACGATGGCATCAAGCACGTTGTGACAGGCGCTCGCGGCACGTTTGAGATGAGCTGCACAGTCGGTGCTATTCCCGTCCTGCGGTTTACAATGACCGGCGTTTACAACGCCCCCACCGACACAGCTTTGCCTTCTGCTACCTACACCAACCAGGCAACGCCGCTGATTTTCAAGAACGGCAACACCACTTCGTTTTCGGTCTACAGCTATTCCGGCATCCTTCAGTCGTTCGACTTTCAGATGGCCAATAGCGTGCTTTACCGCGAGCTGGTGGGGGGCACCAAACAAGTGCTGATCACTGATCGCAAGCCGTCAGGCTCTTCAATGATCGAAGCGCCTTCGATTGCCACAAAGGATTTCTTCAGCATTGGCACTGGCACCACCACTGGTGGAGTTAGCTTCCTGCATGGAACAACTGCTGGCAATAAGGTGACTTTCACCGCAAACCAAGCAGATCTTTCCCAACCGGCGTATTCTGATCTCAACGGCATTCAAATGCTGTCCCTGCCCTTGGTGTTCACACCGACCACCGCGGGCAACGATGAGATGAGTCTCGCCTTTACCTAAGGATCACTGCATGGCTTTTATTCGCAAGAAAGTCGCCACCTACAAATGGCCTGTCACAATTGAATTTCCAGTTGATGGCGGGCTGTTTGAGCGTGAAACCTTTGATGCGCTGTTCAAGCGGATCGGACGGGCCGAATTTCAAAAGCTGGTCGATACCGGCGATTTGGAACTCCTAGAAACCGTCCTGACCGGCTGGGAGGGCATCAATGATGAATCAGACAAGCCATTGCCCTATTCCCCTTCCAATCGCCGGGAGCTCTTGGATGACCCTTACTTTGTGAAGGGTTTGATCAAGGCATACCTGGAATCGCTGGAAGGGGCGAAGGCAAAAAACTAGAAGGCGCCGCCGAGCATTGGGCCGGGCTCGGCGCCGTACGGGACGATTCTCACGATGATGCGAAAGCGTTGGGGTTGGAGGCCGCTGCGCTGCCCAGTAGCGGCCCAGATGAGTTCGAGGTGTGGGATGACAATTGGGACATTGTGATGATGTTTCTGCGGCTTCAGACCCAGTGGAACACGACCATGGCGGGGTTCATGGGGATCAAGTACGAGGTGTTGCAATGGCTGTGCGGCCTATACTCAATTGAGGATCCCAAGGCCATGCTCGAAGGCATCCGCATCATGGAATCTGCTGCCCTCCAAGTTTTGAACAATCGGAACTGACCTATGGGCTACGAGCAAACTTCCGTAAAAATCGTCGTCGATGTTCAGAATCGCGAGCAGATCGACCTGCTGAAAAAGCAGGTAACAGATCTTGAGAAGGCCACTCGATCTGGCGGCATTGACCTTACTTCGTATGTAGAAAAAATTAGGGATGCTTTTAAGGCGTCAAACGATAGTTCTGAAGCTCTCAGGGCTCAGATTTCGCTGTGGGAAAAAGTAAGGGCAAATGTAAGCGCCACCAATCCGGTTTATGCGCAAGCTTCTGCTGAACTGGTAACGCTGCGGAAAAACCTTGATCAACTGAGCACTGCCTATACGCACGTTTCTGAAAGTGCTTACAAAGCTGGCAGCAGTGTTGGCGGCCAGATGAGTGGCATGACACGGCAATACATGGGTCTAGGCCCAGCCGGACCAAGCACTGCCGAACTTGAAGCCGAAGCAGCAGCTCAGGCAGAGGCAAAAGCTGCCAGGGGCAAGCGCATGGAAAGCCTTGCCCTTGGTGTCGGTTTCCCGCTCATGTTTGGCGGCGGTGCTGGTTCCATTCTTGGCAGCGGTATTGGGTCTTTTATGGGAGAAGGCTTTGGGGGTCAAATTTTAGGTGGTGCACTTGGCGCCAAATTAGATGAGTACGCAAAGTCACTTACAGATTTTGCAAAATCTTTGCGAGAAGGCGGTGATGCCGCTGGCTATCTCAAGCAATCACTAGGTTACCTTGATCCTAAAATTGCGGATGAAATTTCAAATCTTCAACAAGCTGGTTTAACCGCACAAGCAGCCAAGGTTGCTTTTGAAGAAATGGGCAAAGCCATTGGTGAAGATAATGCGCAAGCATTAAAAAATGCCGGCAACGCCTGGGATCAATTTACCAGAGACGTAAGCCTTTGGGTTACACGTATGGAAGCAACAGTTGTTACTTCCTTTAAAAGTGTTGGCGAACTTTTAAATTTTGGCATCAAAATGCCAAACCTTTTACCTTCAGCTCCCGCGGTCAAAGAAGATTCTACTACACAGGCATACAAAGACCGTTTAGCCGCTGCCAAGGATCAATTACAAGTTTCTCTTGCCCAGGAAGAATCCGCTAAAACAATTCTAAAAGATAACATGGGTATTTATACAAGTACCCAAAAGGAAGTGGCCGAAGCACAAAAAATTGTCGAATACAACAAAGTAATTCGCGACCTTGCTGCCGGCAGACTCAGTATTCAAGAAAAAATAGTTGCAGTCCAAAAAATTGAATCTGATTACAGCAAGCGCATTAACGAGATTACCCGTCAGGCCCAAGACGAGCAGCGCCGCCAGGCCGAAGAGCAAGACCGCAAGTCAGAAGAAGCTGCACGAAAAGCAAAGGAAGAACAAGACAAGGCTTTAAGGCTTCAAAAAGATAAAGCTCAAGTTGCCGCTCAAGCTTATGAAACTGGCATTCAAGAATTTCAACTTCGCAATCAAGCATTAAACTGGGGAAGAACTTCGCTCGAAGTGGCAAAAACTCAGCTTTCTATTCTTGATCAAGTTGACGAAAAAGAACAAACAGCATTTGATTTAAAAAGCAAGGCGGCGCAAACCGAAGCCGAAATAAAAGGAACTGCCAAGGAGACAGGCGTGCTTCTTGGTCAACAAAATCTTGTTCTTCTGGATCAACAAAACATTCGCAAACAAAACGCCATTTTGGCACTTGCTGAATTGGAATACACAACAAAACTTAAAAGCATTAACTCGGCAGGCGAAATAAACACAACACGTTTGCAGGGGCAATCAACCATTGCGGGGTTGCAATCTGGCATTGCCAAACAATTTGGCGGCAATCAATCATTTGCTTATGATCGTCTCAAGCTTCAAGCAGATCAATCGTCACGCTTTGAGCAGCAAGTAACAAGACCCGAGCAAGCTCTTATGGCGTTGATTGAAAAAAGGGATCAATTAAATAAAAAAGGCAACAGAAATGAAGTTGCAGACCTCAACAAACAAATTGACTATCAGCAGCAAATTCTTGATTTAAAAAAAGCTCAGTTGCCCGTCATGGATCAGCTTGAGCTTAAACAGGAACAGCTTAACGAATTTACGCAAAAATACGGCGGTTTCTTTGACGCCATCAGCCAGGGCCTGACCAGCACGTTTGATTTGCTAGTTCAGGGCACCGACAATTGGGGTCAGAGTCTTCGCAAAATTGCTTCCACGGTTTTGCAAGACATCGCCAAGCAACTTTTGAAAATTTATGTGATTGATCAATCGATCAGCTTTTTGAAATCGGCCATCTCGGGCATCAACCCTGGTGGTGGCGGCGGTGGCGGATTGTCTGGGCTTAACTCCACAGACTTTTTCAAATACGCCAACGCCAACGGCAACGTGTTCGCTGCCAACGGCATCGTGCCTTACGCGATGGGCGGCATTGTTGATCGGCCCACGTTGTTCCCGTTCGCCAAGGGCGTGGGACTGATGGGCGAAGCTGGCCCTGAAGCCATCATCCCGCTCAAGCGTGGCGCTGATGGCAGGTTGGGCGTTGCTGGCGACGGCAGTGGCACCACTAACGTCACAGTGAACGTGGACGCCAAGGGCAGCAGCGTGCAAGGCGACGGCGGCAAGGGCAATCAGTTGGCCAGGGTGGTTGCCGCAGCGGTGCAAGCTGAGATGATTAAGCAGAAGCGGCCTGGTGGCCTCCTGGCGGCATAACGATGGCGACCTTCACCTACACACCTAGCTTTGAAGCGACTGAGGCCAGCAAGCCTCGGGCGCATAAGTTCCAGTCAGGCGATGGCTACGAGCAGCGCGTGCGGTTTGGGCTCAACACTGACCCAAAGGAATGGACGCTGACCTTCTCAGAACGCAACAACACCGAGCGGGATGCCATCGTGTCGTTTTTGGAGGCGCGTGCTGCGGTTGAGAGCTTTGATTGGACCCCGCCACGTGGCAGTCCTGGCAAGTATGTCTGCGAAGAATGGCAGGTCACTATGCGGGCCTACAATTTTAATACGATTCAAGCAACCTTCAGACAGGTCTTTGAACCATGAGCACCATCACCACCAGAGCAGCTAAAGGCAGTGCACTGACCCATGCGGAAGTTGACGCCAATTTCACCAACCTGAACAGCGGTAAGGCTGAGGTATCTGGCCAGACCTTTACGGGCGCGGTGGTGTTGCCTGCTGGTAGCGCAACGGCTGGTGGCGTGCAGGTTGGCACGGGCTCAACGTATAAGCCTTCGATTTACTCCCCTGGTACCGACCAACTGGCGATCTCGACGGGGGGCACGGGGCGGCTGTTTGTGGATGCAAGTGGGAATGTTGGGGTTGGTCAAACATCTATAACTGCTGTATTTGGTCGCACTGTAAGCACTACTGGAACAGCAGCTGCCACATATCGAGTCGCAGGTGCAACGACGTCAGCATACCTGTTTACAAGTGACGGACTGGGATGCGGAGGGATTTACCAAGAAACAAACCACCCATTGATTTTCGGAACAAATAGCACCGAACGCCTGCGAGTCACAGCCGCTGGCCTCGTCGGCATCGGGACGAGCAGCCCTGGCTCTAAGTTAGATGTTATATCAGATAGTACAAGTGTGGTTCCTGGATCTTTTAATTCCAAGGGTGCCGCCAATTCTACAACTTATGGCATCGGAAACGCGCTACTTCTGGGCTCTAACGATGCTATTGCTAACAACACAGTCCGCATAGATTTTTACTCAAATAATAATTCAAGTGCTTATACAGGTGCATACATGGGAATTGTTGCTGGCACCACCGTTAATGGCCCAGCAAATATTGTTTTTGGGCAAAGAACGGGTACCGCTACAACACAAGAGCGATGCCGAATTGATGACTCCGGGCGGCTCCTGGTGGGGACGAGTACAGCGCGTGGTGTTGGTTCATCGACGAACGGAATTGTTCAGGTAGAAACTACAAGTTATATTGGCTACACGCTTGTTAATAACACAAACGATGGCGGCGGTTCTGCCATTGTTCTTGGTAAATCAAGAGGCACCAGCGCAGGATCGAACACTGTTGTTCAAAGTGGGGATGATCTAGGCTCGATTATCTTTGCTGGCGCTGACGGCACCAATCTTCAGTCCCAGGCTGCATCTATTAAATGCTCAGTGGATGCAACGCCTGGTTCTGGTGATATGCCAGGCAGGCTAGTGTTCTCCACTACGGCAGACGGCGCGGCAAGCCCGACGGAGCGGATGAGAATTGGCAATGGTGGGTCAACGAGTCTGTTTTCATCTAACAATATTGGACTTGATGTATCTTCTAGCCTGGCCGCAGGTACAACTGACTATGTACTGCGTGGAAGGTATGGCGCTAGTGGCAACACGGGCGGAACAGCTTCGTTTCAGGTATTCACCAATGGCAATGCCCAAAACACAAACAACTCCTACGGCGCTATCTCCGACCTGAAACTAAAAGAAAACATTGTTGATGCTGGTTCCCAGTGGTCAGATCTTAAGTCACTACAGGTTCGCAACTACAATTTCAAAGAAGGTCAGACCCACACTCAAATCGGTCTTGTCGCCCAAGAAGCAGAACTTGTTTCCCCTGGCCTGGTCTACGAAAACACCGACCGCGACGAAGACGGCAACGACCTTGGCACCGTCACCAAGAGCGTCAACTATTCGGTGCTCTACATGAAGGCGGTCAAGGCTCTTCAAGAAGCAATGGAGCGGATCGAAGCTCTTGAGGCTGATGTAGCCCAACTCAAGGGCGCGTAGTCACCTTCACTACATGGCGGACAACCGGCCATTACAAACTGGTTGCATCATTCTTATAGTTCCACAAACACCTTCTAACCCATGGCTACCGCTGCACCCGTGACCGTTACCACCTGGAAGATTGCTCAGCTTGAGCGTGAAACCGCTGACGGATTTGTGTTTACCGCCCACTACACCGTGGACGCCAAGGATGACACCTATTCCGCAGGTGCCTACGGCTCAATCGGCTTCGAGCGTCCCGACAACCTGATCCCCTTCGCTGACCTCACCGAGGCCGAAGTGGTGTCTTGGGTGCAGGAAGCACTTGGCGCTGAGAAGGTGGCTGAAGTGGAAGCTGCTTTGCAGGCACAGCTCAACGAACAGCGCAATCCCTCCAAGGCTGCTGGCGTTCCCTGGAGTTGATCTAAATGGCCGTCATCATGCCATGGTACGTCGCGCCAGATTACTGGGCGAATGGCTATGCCGATGGTGACGGCTTTTATCAGATCAATGCTGAAATTCAAAAGGCAGCACCCAGCGCCATCATTGAGTTGTTTGAGTTGCAGCTCAATACAGCGATCCAAGGCAGCAACACGATCTATCGTTTTCACGCCGGCACCAACGCAACTGGCGCCAACGGCAACATCGTTTGGGCTGGCAACACCTACCAAGCGTTTCCAATAGAAGCCGAGGGGTTTGAATACTCCGGCAACGGTCAGCTTCCGCGTCCCAAGATTCGCATCAGCAACATCCTGGGCACGATCACGACCATCATTTTGATGACGCCGCTTGAAGGCGCCAAGGTCACGCGCATTCGCACGATGGCCAGATTCCTGGACGCGGTGAACTTCAGCGGTGGCGTGAACCCCTTTGGAACACCGGACCCCACCGCCAGCTTCCCCGCTGAGATTTATTACATCGACCGCAAAAGCGTTGAAACCCGTGATGTGGTGGAGTACGAGCTGGCCGCTGCATTTGACTTGGTGGGCGTCAGAGCACCAAAACGCCAGTGCATTAGCAACGTCTGCCAGTGGGTGTATCGCTCGGCTGAATGCTCCTATACCGGCACCAGCTACTTCACTGAAAACGACGTGGCCACCACGGCTGGTAATGACGTGTGCGGCAAACGCTTGAGTAGTTGCAAATCACGGTTTGACTCCACGGCGGAACTGCCGTTCGGCTCCTACCCGGGTGTGGGAACTTATTTCACGTGAAAGACATTACCCGCGCTGCTGCGCTTGAGCACGCCAAAGCCGAAGATCCCCGCGAAGCTTGTGGGCTGGTGGTGGTGGTCAAAGGGCGCGAGCGGTATTGGCCCTGCCGCAACCTCAGCACCGAAGCCGGCGATTTCTTCACGCTCGATCCAGCGGACTACGCAGCGGCAGAAGATGCTGGTGAAGTATTGGCAGTTTTTCACAGCCATCCAATATCACCGCCCACACCCAGTCAAGCTGATCGTGTGGCGTGCGAAAAGTCCGGCCTGCCCTGGTACATCGTCAACCCCAAAACCGAAGCATGGGGCGAGTGCAAACCTGAGGGTTACAAGGCGCCGTTGATTGGCCGTGAATGGGTGTGGGGCGTCCAGGACTGCTGGTCCCTGGTGCGTGATTACTACGGCGAACAGGGCATCGTGTTGCCTGACTGGGAGCGACCACTCACTTATGACGAGTTTGAGGCCAAGCCGATGTTTATGGATTGCTGGCGGCAGGCAGGGTTTGAACAGATTGACGAGCGCGACATTCAAGCCGGCGATGCGGTGTTGATGTGCGTTTCTGGCACCGGCCTCAACCACGTCGGCGTTTACCTTGGCGACCAGATGCTGCTGCACCACCTTGGCCCCAACAGGCTTAGCAGCCGGGATCTCTATGGCGGCTGGCTGATGAAGTGCACCGGCTGGGTCGGCCGACTTACCATGGCGAAAGGCTAGGTAATCTGATGCGCGAGATCAGGATCTACGGTGCATTGGCCAAGTTCCTCAAGCGTCGTGTGTTTCGCGCTGAGGTGGCAACAGCAGCAGAAGCTGTCCGCTTCTTGGTGGCCAATTTCCCGGCCGTTGAAAAGCACATGGCGGACCAGTATTACCGGGTAAGTCTGGGCGAGCGTGATCTGGCGCTTGAAGAGATCCACGATCCTGCTGGCCAGCAGGTGATCAAGATTGTGCCCGTGGTGGCTGGTGCTGGTGCAGCAGGCAAAATTTTGGCCGGGATTGCGTTAATCGCATTGGCGTTTATTCCTGGCGTGGGAACGGTCGCAGCTACGGCAGCAGCAGCAGCACATTTTTCTGTTGTTGGAACTGCTTTGTTTGGCCTTGGCGCCAGCCTTTTGCTTGGCGGTGTTGCACAACTCATAACGCCAACACCAACCTTGAAAACTGGATCTGACTCCAGCAGCGACCCTCGTAAGAACTACAGCTTCAGCTCCATTCAAAACACCTCACGTCAAGGCATACCCGTACCCATTGTTTACGGTGAAACCATCGTCGGCTCGGTGGTCATCAGCGCCGGCATCGACATCACCCAGGTGGCAGCATGACGATCATTCGTGGTGCTAAAAGTCGCGGTGGCGGCAAGGGCGGTGGTGGCTCGCAGCATACACCCACGACTGAGCCCGATAGCCTATTTTCTACCTCTTACGCCAAGCTGATTGACTTGATCAGTGAGGGTGAAATCTATGGGCTTAAAGATGGCCTGAAGTCGATCTACGTTGACAACACACCGCTGCAAAATGCAGACGGATCGTACAATTTTCAAAACGTCAGCGTTTACACGCGCAACGGCACGCAAACCCAAAGCTACATCCCCGGCTTTGATGACGTTGCCAATGAAATATCCGTTGGTATCACCGTAAAGCAGGCATTCCCTGTAGTGCGCACGATTGTCAATCCGACAATCAATACAGCACGAATTGCCATCACGGTCCCGTCGCTGCAAGAAGTGCAAAGCAATGGGGACATCACAGGCGCCAGCATAAATTTGCAAATTGCCGTCCAGTACAACGGCGGCGGGTACACCACGGTTATTGATGACACGATCAATGGCCGCACCGGCCAGCCGTACCAAAAACAGTACGCCGTCAATCTCAGCGGAACCTTTCCGGTAGACATCAAGGTCACTCGTATTACCGCTGATAGCAGCGATCCAAAGCTGTCCAACGCCTTTTCGTGGACCTCGTACACAGAGGTGACGTGGGCAAAACTTGCTTATCCCAACTCGGCGTTGATTGGTGTTCGCATTGATGCTGAACAGTTCAACAACATTCCCAGTCGTTCCTATCGGGTCCGTGGTATCAAGGTCAAAATTCCCAGCAACGGCACCGTCAATCAAACAACTGGCGCCATCACCTATAGCGGTGTCTGGGATGGAACTTTTGGTGCTGCCCAATGGACCTCGGACCCTGCCTGGTGCTTATTCGATCTTTTAAGTTCATCACGCTATGGGTTCGGCACGCATATTGATGCAAGCCAGCTAGACAAATGGGCGTTTTATTCCGCCAGCCAGTATTGCGGCGCCAGCGTGCCTGATGGCTTTGGTGGCTACGAACCGCGCTTCTCTTGCAACATCAATATTCAAACCGCAGATGATGCTTACAAGCTCATCAACGACATGTGCTCGGTGTTCCGTGCAATGCCATTTTGGAGCACGGGCTCGCTCACCGTATCGCAAGACAAGCCATTAGATACTGCCTACTTGTTCACGTTGGCAAACGTATCTGAGGAAGGTTTCAGCTACAGCGGCTCCAGCTTGAAATCCAGGCCCAACGTGGCCGTGGTCCAATACATGGATCTTGACCTCAGAGATACCGCCTACGAGGTGGTCGAGAACGCAGCAGCGATCGCCAAATACGGCGTCATCAAGACTGATGTAACCGCCTTTGCTTGCACGTCACGAGGTCAAGCTCACAGGGTGGGTGATTGGTTGCTTTATACGGCCAACAACGAGGCCACTGAGACCGTCACCTTTGTTGCATCCATTGATGCTGGCGTGTTGGTGCGTCCGAGCCAGGTGATTGAAATCAGCGATCCTGTGCGGGCTGGCACACGACGTGGCGGCAGGATCAGCTCAGCGACCACAACAGCAATTACGGTGGATGATGCCACCGGCTTGACCATTACCAAAGCGCCAATGCTGTCTGTGATCCTGGGCGATGGCACCGTCGAGGCCCGCTCGGTGTCCAGCATTGTTGGCAATGTCATCACGGTTTCATCCGCATTCAGCTCAGCACCATTTGCCAACAGCGTGTGGGTGTACGAAACAAGCGATATTCAAACTTCTACATGGCGTGTGCTGGGCGTGCAGGAACAAGACGATTGCAAATATGCCATCACGGCATTGGCTTACAACAGCAGCAAGTACGACTACATCGAACGTGGCATTGCATTACAGCCCAGGGATACCACCAACCTCAACGAGCTACCGGATCCGCCGACCAATCTGGCCGCCGTTGAAGTGCTTTATGAAAACAACAGCAGGGCTCTATCCAAGGTTTTGGTTAGCTGGGCACCAACGCCAGGCATCACCACGTATTTGGTGAAATGGCGAACAGTCAATCCTTATGGCAACTGGGTCAATGACATTGTTAAACGCAATGATTATGAAATCCTGGATAGCACAGCGACAAGATATGAAATCAACGTATTAGCGCAAACCTCTTCCTTGCTCTGTTCACAGCCGGCGCTGCTGACGTTCAACGCGAAGGGCAAAACGGCGCCACCTTCCGATGTGACAGGCTTGTCGTTGATTTCCATTGACAGCGCAAGTGCAATTCTGTCTTGGAATCTGGCGCCGGACCTTGATGTGCGCCTTGGCGGCAAAGTCCTGATCCGCCATTCCATCCTTATTTCTGGTGCCACTTGGGAAGAAGCGCAAGAGCTGGTGCCTAGTGCCGCCGGCAACCAAACTCAAAAGCAAGTGCCATTGCTGACCGGCACCGTACTGGTCAAATTCGAGGATGACACCGGCAACCGTTCATTAAACGCAGCAACAGCCACCACGGCAACACCTTTGCCGATTCCACGGCTAACCGTTACCACCTTTGCGGAAGATGCAGAGTCACCGCCGTTCACCGGCAACTACACCAACATGGCCTATGCGTCGGAATTGGGTGGGCTCATCTTGACCAGTGGCACCAATGTCGATGACATGGCCACTGATGGGAACTGGGACGGCTTGAACTCCATTGACAGCATTGGTGGCGTGGTCAGCAACGGTGAATATGAGTTCGGCAGCACCTATGACATGGGTGGCATTTATGACGTAAACCTCACCCGCCGCTTCACGAGCCGGCCCTATCTGCCTGCTTCGCTGTGGGACGACAAACTTGGCAACATTGATGATTGGCCGTTGATTGATGAAGCGAACCTTGATGGCGTGAATGCCACGCTTTACGTGCGAACAACGACCGACAACCCCAGCGGCACACCGACGTGGGGTGCTTGGAAAGAATTTGCCAACGCGATCGTGAAGGCCCGTGGGTTCCAATTCAAAGTGCTTGCGGAAAGCACCGACGCTTCGCAAAACATCATCATTGACCAGCTCGGGGCAACGATGGAACTCCAGCAGCGCATCGAGCAATCAGCCATCCTGACGGCACCGGCAGCGACGTACAGCGCAACCTTTGCCAGCGGGTTCTACCAACCTCCATCGGTGGGCATCACCGCCTACAACATGGCCACGGGCGATTACTTCACCATCAGCAGCGTGACTGACACAGGGTTCCAGGTAGGATTTATGAATAGCGCCGGTACAGCCGTATCCCGGCAATTCACCTACAATGCCGTCGGCTACGGCAAGGCAAGCTAACGCATGGCACAGGCTGACCTAAACGTTGCAAACCAGTCTGGTGCAGCATTCCGTTCCGACCTGAACGGTCAACTGCTGGCGCTGGGTACGTTACAGAGCGGGGGTTCTGCACCAAGCACGACCTACGCCTACATGTGGTGGGCAGACTCCACAACAGGTCTGCTGAAGATCCGAGATGCAGCCAATGCAGCTTGGATCACCGTTGGCACGCTGGCCAGTACCAACCTTGGCCTTGCCACCCTTGCCAGCCCCACGTTCACGGGCACGCCCGCTGCTCCTACCGCCAGCGTCGGGACTAACACAACGCAGGTAGCCACGACAGCATTTGTGCTGAATAACTGCGTGGAGCTAGCTGGCGACACGATGACCGGCGACCTGACGGTGCCAAGTCTTAATGGTGGTCAACTCAGTGGCACCCGCAGCCGATTCATCAACGGCGGCATGGTCATTGACCAACGCAACACTGGTTCTTCGGTTTCGTCGGGCGTTGGCGCTATCACCTATACCGTCGACCGTTGGTACGTTTACGCGACTGGTGCAGCGGTTACGGCGCAACGAATTACATCGTCCAACACTGCATTTACAAATGCTCTGCGTGTTACTGGTGCTTCAGGTAATACCGCCACGATTGTTGGCCAACGGATTGAGGTTCAAAATAGCTATGACTTGGCAGGCAAAACGGTCACGCTATCTTTTTATGCCGCCAGCAGCGCATCCATAACGCTGACCTGGAAAGCATTTTACGCTGGTGCCGCCAACGACTTCACCACCCAAACACAATCCAACACCGGCACGCAGGCGACCACATCAACGCTGACCAAATACTCAGCAACGTTTACGTTGCCGTCAGCGGCAACAACAGGTGTATCGATTGAATTTGCCACTTCGGGCAGTGCATTTACGTCCGGCAGCATTGACATCACGGGCGTTCAGCTTGAGTTGGGGTCTGTCGCAACACCGTTTGAACGCAGGAGTTTTGGGCAAGAGCTGGCATTGTGCCAGAGGTATTACGAAATAATATCTTCAGTAAACACGACTATTTATTATCAAGCTTCTAATAACTTTTATTTTTCCCTACAGTATGCGTACAAACGTACATCGCCAACGGTAACATTTGCATCCACTACAAGTAACATTGCAATTTATAGTGGAGGAAATACCGTGACCTTTAACGGCACGTACTCAACGGAGGGAATCAACAACGTGAGTTCCGGCATTAGTTGCATTACAAGCACTGCTGTTTTTACTGGTGGGCAGGCAGGCCGACTCCAGGCCCCACCGGCTATTTCATTAAACTCTGAACTGTGATGACCTACCAATTAACCACCGGCACCAGCATCCTTCGCATTGCGGACAACGCTTTTATTCCAGCGGATCTCGCCAACACCGACTACCGCGCATACCTTGCTTGGGTTGGGGCTGGCAACACGCCGAATCCCGCTCCCGAGCCCGCTCCCGTGGCCGAGCCCACTCCGGCCGAAAAACTGGCGGCAGCTGGCCTCACTGTTGCCGACCTCAAGGCACTCCTCGGCCTTAGCTGATGGCAGTCCGCTCTAAAACCGGCGCCGCTCGCATCGAGCACAAACCCGGCCCACCCAAGACCACATCTCAAGGTCAAGGCCAGAACTCACGCCCACGCCGTCGTGGTCGCAAGCCACTTAGAGGGCAAGGCCGGTAGTGGATCAACAAACCCGCGCAAACTGGCAACGCATCAAGGATGTGCTGGAAGCAGCGGGGAAGACCGACAATCACTACTACCGCCGTGCCCTTGCCATCCTGGCCGGATCACCTGATCCTTTCGACCAAAACCCGCTGGGTAAAATGAAAGGGTGACATGCTCTGGCGATGGGCGACGACCAACCCAAATCAGTTGGCGCCTTGTTTGCGGAAGCCATGCCGCAGGTGCTGTCCATCGC